CCTCTTTCTTTTTCTTTGTGCCATTGAATCCAATACTCAGCTTCAGCATACTTCAACCACTTGTAGTCTTTGTATACTTTTCCGTTAGCGTCCATCAATGCAACAACCAAAGATTGATTGGCAGCATCGCCAGTAACAGAATATTCTTTTCTATACGTAGATAGATTAGAACGAAGTTTCATTGGCATTGCGTATGTAGTAGAACCAGACTGGTCACCACCTTCTTCATACACAGAAAACATTTTACTCCATTGAACTCCTGCAAGTTGTGCAGCAGCACTTAGAGATGCAAGTTGGTCATCACCCATAAGACGACAAACATACTCAAACCCTACACCAGGACCTGCCGCAGCAACTGGGCCAGATTGAATACGAACTAGTTGGCGAGTTGTTCCAGCAGCAGGAGAAATAACATCTCCAGGCTTGAACCAGTCTTCATCTAGTGTCAAAGTAATTTCAGAAAGAGTAATTCCACTTCCAGAAGCAGCAGCAGTTGCTACTAGTGGTCGAGTAGAAGATCCCATAAGTTCCCACTCCCAATCGAAAGATTCGATTTCGGAAGTACGTCCCATTCCTTTTGTCATTGCTAAAAGAGGGTTATCCGCCATTCGAGATGCTGTAAAAACTCTGGTGAGCACTTTATCAAATTTGTGCGGCTCAGCCATGAATGCAGCTCCCAGGTGGTTAACCTCTGTAAAATTAGCATGCATAGGCCTCGTAAGGACGGCTAATTTTGATTGTGCTCTCATTTTTAAATAATTTTAAATTAATAATCTAGTTTATAGTTCATTCCAAGCGGAACTTTCAGTTTTTCCGCTTGTTTTCTTATTCCCGCCAAACTTAGCTTGAGTACCTGTACGGTTCTTGCTATGTTGTAACTGAGTCCTTAGTTTAGAAGAAAGATCAGATTTTGATTTTTTCTTTACTCCATCTAGACTAAAATTAGTCATGCGTAAATAAGCCCGTAATATGAAATCATCAACATCCTGGCTGGCATTCATTTCGTCAGCTTGAAATTGAGTTACATATTGAGGTCCGTCTTGACCTTCTACTTTAGAAGTAGTTTCGGTCATATAAGATAAAAGATCTTTTTTAACTTTTCTACTTAAAGGAAATCCTTTAATTTCTGCAGAGTTAGAAACTTTATCTTGTATATTAGTAATAACTTCTTTCCTGCGCTCTTCTCTTTCGACATTAATTTGCTCTTGTTGAGCAGCAAGATTCTGTTTTTGAGATTCGTAATATTGAGCAAGTCTTTCTTGGGCTTTAGCTGCCTGTCTTTCTAGTTTACCGAGATCTTCATAATCCTGAACAGTCTCGTTAATCTCATTATCACTATCTCCTCTTAATTTTAAAAACTCTCTTAATACTGCTTTTTGATTAGCAGCATTAGAATCTCCATCAATTCTTAATGACATTACATCTGGTGCAGAGTAAGCATCAACAAAATCGGAAACTCTTCCGCCAGACATAAGATGTCTTAGCAGATCTTTGCCTTCATTAGGCAATCCTTTTTGAAAAAGATCAAGCTCTTCTTTAACTCTTGATTCAATTGTTCCTGCAAAAGCATCCATAAGACCTTCTTCTGTAGCCTCGAATTCTTCCTCATTTAAATCCAAGAGTTCTTTTTCTGCAAGCATTTTTGCAAAAACTGAAAACTCATTTTCTTCTTCTTCTGAAGCTTTTGGAGCTTCTTCTTTTTTCTCCTCCCCCTCTTCTTCAGCTTCATCGCTTTCTGCTTCAGGAGTGTCAAAATTATCTAAGTCCAGTTCTGGAAGTTCTTCTTTTTCTTCTTTAGCTGGTTCTTCTTTTTTATCAATGTCTAAATCAGATCCTGGTTTAGAATCTTCTTTTAGTCCTAAAAGGTCATCACTTTCTGATTCTACTTCTAGTGTTCCTAGTACAGGATCTTTATCTTGATTAGGATTAGAAGTAATTAGATCGTCAAGGTTTCCTTCATCTATGTCCCACATTGCATCTAAAGGCGCATTAGCGTTTGTGATTGGCTTTTCGTCTAAGTTATCTTGTTGAGTCATAATTTAAAATTAGTTTACAAATATAATTAGTTTTGTATTAAAAACATAACAGTTTTTGTTATGCTAAATGATTAATAAATTTTTCTATAGCCAAATATATATTAATTATCTATATTTATTCTTCTACATTAAAGAATTTATCAGGAATTAAAGTAGCATCTACTTCAGTATTATCCAGCATTACTTCTTCTTTTGTATCAAGTTTAGGAAAAGTTCCATATAGATGTTCTGGCACTGCGTTTTTTATTCCTTTACTTTTCCAGTACTCTCTTTCTCTATCAAATTCAAAGTTAATTTCTTCATTACTGTAGAAATTATGCCTTCCAGGAATAAAACTACCTTCTCTATCCCAGGTTCCTCCTTCAAATGGGCTTCCTCCCTGTTGACTACTCCATTTAGATTCGTTAGAAAATGTAATATGATTGGGCTTTTTAAAAGTATCAGTTCCATGCCCTCTACTGTCTTTGCTTTTCCATTCTCCGCTTTTCCAAAATCCAGAAATGTCATAAACCCCATGATCCATAGGATTAATTAATTTGGAATCTACTGCTATTGGGTACCAGATATCATAATGAGCTTGCTCGTCATCTGTTAATGGAGTATTATATGCATCTTTATAATATCCTTCTCTTGCCTGCCACAATCTTTCTCTATCTGTTATTTGAGAAAGCTTTTCAGGTAGATATCTTTTTCTATCTCTGACATATTCTATATTAGAATCATTTATTGCATGTGTACCTACAGAAGAGTATACTGGATCTTGCTCTATATCTCCTCCGTCTTCTTTTTTTGATCTAAAGTTTCCAAGCAAAGGTTTTCCTTCATAGTAAGGCTGAATATAAGGACTAGCTTGAGGAAGATCTATTATATCTTCTTCGTATATATCTTTAATATATTTATGCTTTGGACTATTTAATAGTGTTTTATAATCTCTTTCGTATCTTAAATACTCATCATCTTTTGAATCTCCCGCACCTGTAATATAATTTACATAATCTTGAGTTTCTATTGGTAGATTTTCTATCCAATCCATAGATCTATATATATCTACATTCTTTTCTTTTTGTTTATTTAAATTACGTAACAAACTGGTAGGTCCCATATTATAAGCAGCTAAGGCTTTTGCTAATCTAACTGCGTCTATAGGATTTTCTTTAGTGTTCCAAGGTCTATTGTATAGCTCATTCATGTAAACTCTTTGAGCTGCTACTGCATCTTCTGGATTTGATATAAGAGCACCTTTACGAATTTTACCTTTTCTAATAAGTTCAGCAAAAGTTCCAGGTAGAAATTGTGTTAAACCTCTAGCACCTTTATTAGAGACTGCTCCTGGTTTAAAAGAAGACTCTTTATACATTTGTCTAGGAAAATATCGAGAAGGAAAAACATCATTAACAGGCGGGTCTGTTTCTCCTCCATTTTGATATTCGTTTATAAGATTGTTTAGTATATTATTATACATCTTTTTTAAAGCTTTTTCCTGCTAATTCGCAGTGGCCGTCTTCACAATTACATTCTCTAGGGGCTATATCACACCATCTAGTCGGAAGATTTTTTTCTCGCAGCAGCCTGCCTGTCCTTTGCCTTTTCTTCTTTCTCGTGCTTTCGCTTTTTCTCATCCATAGCTTCTTTTTGCTTAACTTCTTTTTCTTTGATGTCAAGCTTTCTTTTCTCTATGTCTGCTTTTTGCTTATTCATTTCCGACTCCATCTTAAGCTTTGCGATCTCTAATTGATCTGGTACTCCATTATCATTAGAGTCTTGGTCCATTTGATTACGGAAAGAGTTTATTTCTGCAACAGCGATCTTAGTGGCATTATCCTGGTCAATTTTGTATTTTTCCATTTCAAGCTTTTGAGCTTCAATTTGTTGCTGAGCTTGTGTTTGAGCCATTTGAGCTTGCTGAGCCTGTTGTTGCATTTCCATTTCTCTTTGCTTTCTACTGGCTTCTGCTTTTTCAAGTAGTACTTTAATCTCAGAAGTAGATTCTGTAGTAAGCATTTTGATAACATCTGAAAGCTCTGCTTGCTGATTTTGAAGTGCTGCATGTGCAAGCTGCTTCATAGTCATATAGATCTCTTGATCTTTAGCAGAGTCAGAAACAAATATTCCAAAATTAGATTCAACTAGAGTAGAAGGCTCTACAGACAACATTTGAGTTGTCATATCATCCAATACATATTGGATTTTTTTAATTTCTTTTGCTCCTGCCCAGGCAACTTTTGCAGTATCTACAAGAGCCTCAAGAACATTTGCCTTCAATCTATTATGAAGATAGAACCACTCTTCTGTAATATGCGAAGATTGCACAACAGCCTGTTGCGTATTTCCTACTAGCTCGTTAGGTCCTACCTGCCCTTCCCGTTGTTTAGTAACGCCCGAAACTTCACCACACTGAAGCTCTAAGTATTCGAGTAATTGTATCTTTTGTTGGATAGTTTGAGACATACTAAGATCAACGGCTTGCCATTGATTGAAATTACTTTGCTTATTTCTTTGCCCTTCTTCATTAGGATTTACCCATGCAATTCCCATTGCATCAAAGTAATAAAGCCATTTTTCCATATCAACACCAAGAGAAGATGGAATCTGATTAATATCAGCAAGGAATTTCTTTCCTTTATCTGATGCTAGATCCATTTCTAATCTGTACATAATAATATTATACAGATACTGGTAAGGCTTCATTCTGTCTATCATAGATACAGATGAAGCATTAAGATTATTATATGCAAGTCCTACATAACCAAGTTTACAGTTATATAGATTATCAAGATCTTTAAATTGGTTAGGCTTTGCCTGTATATTTACATACAGATCTCTTCCTATCTTGGTTCCTTCCCATATTTCAGGAATCCATTCCCATTTTATTTCAATATCTCCTGCTTTTTTGTTGAGACTATATGTTTCATCTACAATAATCTCTTCTTCTTCCATATTTTCATTAAGGGTCTTAAGAAATCCAATCTTTCTTAAAGACCGCCACTCACAGTGGACCACCCTAATGTAGCGTGATCCATCTGGAGTGGGTTCACCATCCCCCTCCATAGAGAAACTTGAGTCAAATAGGTTGTCATTATAATCATATGCGAATTCGTCTGAACCTAGAGGATGGGAGCTGCCTCCTAAGGAAGAATCGGAGTACAGGTCTTTAATTTCTTTTTCAGAAAGATACTCTCCAAAAGCATCTACTACAGATCCAGGAGTCATTCTCATAACATACTTAGCCCACTGGCCGTCTTGGATGTAATCTAGATCTGGGTCTTTATCATACTCAAAGTATAGAGGATTTACAACTCTTATCTCAGGCTCATCATTTACAATACCTGCCCAATATATTTCTTCGCCTGCAATAAGGGCATGTTTCCATCCTTTATTGAATTTTTCTCTGATACTTAAACTATGCTTTAAATAACTAAGTATCTGATTACACATGATCTCTCTTGAGGCCTGGTAATCTCTTTGCATGTACTCTTCAATTTCTGGGGGAGTCATAGCTTGCTGAATCTGCTGAATCTGTTGCTGCTTTTGCTGCATTAATTCAGGATCTTGCGCTTCCTCAGGTCCTCCTTGTTCTAGAAGACCTTGTTCCATTAGCTTTTGTTGAATACGAGCCTGGATCTGTTGTTGTAAGTATTCTTGTACCAGTCGAGTTTTCTCTCTTTCTTTCTCTGTAATTGCATCTGGATTTGTAGCAACTGCTTTAAAATTAAAAGGTCTTTTTATTTCTTCTCCAAAAAGAACTCTCAATTTAGGAGACATAATATCATAATGTCTCATTTCTGCAGGCATTTCGCCTACGCCTTCTCCGTAGGGTTTACAGACATATTCAAAGTCTGCAGCAGTAAGTACGCCATTAAATAGGTCGTAGTTTGCTTTTTTTCTTTCTATATTTTCTCTTCCATCATAACCTAGAGAGTCATATCTGTCAATTTCGTCTATCATATTCTTACCCCAAGCTTTTTTATTCTTAAGCTTGTCTCTATTGGTAAGCCTTTGTTGTGGAAATGAATATTCTCCCATGATTATAATCTAAATTACTCCCTAATCTGCAAATATAAATAAAATTATCGCTTTCTTTTAAATAATATATCTATATTGTCCACTAAATACTTAGCTGGATCGCTTTTATATGGCTCTTTCTTTATTTCTCTTCCAAATTCTTCTTCTACGCTGAACATTAATTGCATAAAACCCATAACGCGGTCAAAGTTTCCTTCTCTGTGATATGATATAAGTTCTTCTATTAAACCTGGACTTGGAAGTAGGTCCATATTATATATTTTACTTCCGTCTTCGCTTGTTCCTCTTTCTGTCCAAAGCCATCTAAGAATAAACTTTTCTCCTGCATCTTTCATGCGCTCATTCATGTGACACCCTTTGATACGTGCAACAGAAGAGTTTTCAATTACTTTTGAGATGACGTTATCTGGTTGGTTTGCGAGCAAATGCATTTTTCCACGTCTTTTGAAGTACGACAGCACTTCACCTCTGTCGTTCTCGAACATGATTTCTGCTCCTCCGAAGTATTCCGAAAGTAATTCAAGATTTCTGTTATAAATTTCGATATTGTCAGGCCTTCCAACATATTCCGCAACGATTTCATCATATCCATATTCAAATTTTTGATAAGTTTTATATACATAAGCAGCATTCAAAGATTTACTACCTGATTTGTCAAATGCTACAGGGTCAAGTCCTATTTTATAAAGTCCATGAGGTATTACTTCTGGCGGATGTTGATATACCACTACACACCCTTCTTGAGGTTCATTTGTTTTATGTGGGTACTTGTTCATAGGAAATAATTTATTCTCTAGATCAGGTCTGAATCTTGTCTTACCTTCTTCTTCAAATATTTTCCCAGGTGAGCCTAACTTTTTATACCTATCGTCTGCTTTTAGTTTAGATAATACATTATATAATTCAATAGCAGGGAATACCGCTCCTTCACTTCTTAAGAATGCTTCTTTAGGAGTATGAGGATGCTGGGTGACCATCATATTGTATGCTTTCGGGTCTGCTTTCTTTTTTTCTTCTCTTTCCAGGTCTATATCTTCTATAGCCTTGTCTCTTAATGCGTTACCATGCTTATCTACATATGGTTCCCTGTACCAGGCATCATCTACAAACCACCCAGCCTCTCCTACAGCAGTTTCATCATATATATTCTCATAGCTCCTGAGGCCGTAGGCCGAAGGATTGTAGAACATCGACTCGAAATCTGCGTTCGTACCGTTTTTACTGTTTCCTCCCGTACCGTAGAGTATAGGAATTCCAATCATAATATTACCATCCTTGAAAAGAGGATAAGATCTTTGATATGCCTGCATAAGTCCAGGCCAGTCTCCAGCTTCCTCGAACAGCATGCGTTCTGCGGTACGCCCGACTGATTTTTGAGGGCTATCTTTAAAACTAAGTGCCAGTATTTCAGATTTATATCCTTTTTGAATATTTACTCCTGAATATATATCCTTCTCTACATAACCAGCTTTAATATGATCTTGTCGGTCTATCAATGATCCTTTAACCCAGTCGGTATTCTCATTTATAAAGTTTATCATATTCTTAGCCATCTCCATAGTGTTGGCCCAGAATGTTTTTTCGTATGCAGCTAGAATAGATATTGAAAATGGAAACCAATGGTACTTATAAACCATTCCAAAGGCATTCTTATAAGAGAATCCTTTACGTCTAGCCTTAACGACTATCATACCTTCTCCGTTAAGTTCTGCTTGCTCTAATTCATGATACCAATAATAGTCCATGTCTAAGAACTTAGGAAAAGTATCTATTTTTCTTTGGCGTTTGCCTTCATTTACAGTAGCGAGTATTCTACCGTAGTTAAGATATGCATAATGCTCTCCTGTAATACGTACTCCGCCTACAGTGTAGCCCTCTTTACATCTACGCTCTTCTTCATCCCAGAACTCTATATATTCTGAAGTTCCTTCGGGCGCGTGAGTGTAACATTTATGCTTTAAGTAATGCTTAGAAGATTCACTGAATATTTCTGTATTTATAAATTTAAGATATTCCTGGCCTGTGTGTCGTACAGGGTTTATCTTATTTTTATCAATATTTTTCCATTTATCAGC